CTGCTTGCCAGATTCCAGCGGCGAGTGGACCTGAAGCACCTTGAACAGGCCCAAGCCCAGGAGTTGCTCCAAAAATGCCAGCTCCAACGACTTTTCCAGGTTCTCGTTTTTCCCTTAATCCAGTCGCCTTTTCATACTCCTGAGCTGTCTGTTCTGCCGCAGCAGATGTTCCAGCCATGGTTAAAGCGGTAGGAATCGCGCCAAGACCGCCTGTAGACAATCCGGCTGCAATAACCGGAACAGTTCGAGTCTGAAACGCAATAGCTTCTCGATATCTTTTTGCTTCAGGGCTATCACCGACTGGGGCGAAAGCTACTTCTCCGCCAGCAAGACCAGATCCTCCTGCCCCGAGTCCTCTAAATGTTTCCTTAAGTGTTCCAAGAAACCCCTCCTGTTTTTGGCCAACATCCTTCGCATCCTGAACCGCCTGTTCGAGCTGCTGAGGAGAACCAACCTGCGCCTGAACCTGAGCAGGAGTCAACGCGGAGACTTGGCCAGCTTCTTCACGCCGACGCATTTCGGCGATAGTAGCAGGACCTGATGGCTGCGCCGATCCGCTCAACGCAGAAAGAACGTCAGCTTCTGTCGGCTGCGTATCGGACTCCAAAACAACGCGCTTTCGAACTCCGTTGTCGTTAACCGTTACAGCAAATTTTGGCATAGTTATTACGGTATGACTTCAACGGATTCGATCTTGATGCCTCCAGATGAAAGAGTTGCAGGTTTGGGCTGACTAGTCTGTCCAAACTCAAATTTTTGTCTGGCACCCTCAAGATACCTCTTTTTCAAGTCGTAAGGAATGTCAGGTGAAAACCTGAAATCCCAAATCTTGTTTTCAGCTCCAGAGCGCAAGTTGCTATTAAAAGCTGATATGACCTGCATGTAATCGTTTCTGGAAGGTGAGCTTACAATCTTCTTGAGGTTGTTTTCTTCTGACGGAGTTAGAGTGGCTCCATATTTGTTGTTCTGATAATCGGTAACAACCAGTTTAATTTTTGAGTGAATATCTCTGGCGTCTTCCTGCTCTTTCGACGTCAATCCAGCAAACCTTCCTTTTAAGTCAAAAATTGGAGCATCAAGCGGTCCTACATATTCGGAAAAAGACCCTTTTCCATATTTATTTTCAAACGCATTAAGTTTTCTGAATGCGTCATCAAGTTCAACGACGGCTCCATTTGAAGCGTTGAGCGACTTCAAAATGTCAGCCGGAACTCTTCCTTGATTTGCTCCCATCAAAAACGTCATGGCATTCGTTTCGTCAGAATCATTCTGAACGATGCCTTGTTTTTTAAGTCCATCCAAAGCCTTTTCGGCTCGCTGGGCAACCACGCCACCTTCTGTTCTTGCGGTTGGAAGAAGCCGATCGTATTCGGCTTGATCAATTTCTCCAGATGCCAAAAGGTTTTTAAGACCTTCTTTGGTCGTTCTTTGTCCAGCAAGTCCAACAGCGGCGAGTCTTTTCAGCCTAGATTCTTGTTCTCTCAAAGGCTTGGAAGCGTTAAAAATCGCGTCCCTTGCATTAAGGTCGATCTGATTGGTTTCAGGGTTAATCCCACGGTTGTATTTTAGAACAACATCACTTTTTCCGTTTTCCGTAAGAAATTTTATCTCGTTGTTGAGAGATTCCATTTCTTTTTCATACGCGGTTCTTCCCAACGCCTGATTCCTCATCATCGGAAGCGATTGGAGAACTGGTCCGCTCATATCTCCAAGCATTTTGAGTCCAGTCGCGCTCTTGAGGTTTGTGGGAGGAGCAGGAAATGGATCGTTAGGTTTTCCGGCGGCGTTCCATCTCAAGAATTGAGCCTGCCAATCTTGGATCAACGGGAGGTCTTGATTGAACGCATTTTGCTCATCAAGAGTGCGCTTGGCGTTGTCCGTCGCAATCTTGTTCTGGATGTCGTAATGCTCCTTACGCATCGCCTGATCAGCCAGTTGCAGATTGAACTGCTCCATCATCCGCTTCTGCGTCTGCGCGCGGTCGTAGAGGCTTGCGCCTAGCTGAAATGCTTGAAGAGTTTCGTCGGCCATAAATCAGCGAATTCCAGGGTAGTAGGAAGAAGGAGGAACAGCGTAAACGGTAGATGGAGACATCGGGTTAGCGTACGGAGTTCCAAGTCGAGCGGTTTCTCCGGTGCCGTAATCGATCGTTCCTCCGCTGACGGTTCCAGAGTTTTCAAATCCGTACCCAGAACCACCGGCTCCACCGGTTTGCGGCATCTGCTGCATCAATCCACGCTGCATGTAAGCGCCACCAGCGAACGATCCAGCCTGAGACAGCGCTCCGCCAATCGCAGCAAGCGTAGGATCAGGCATCGCAGCGGCCTGAGCAGCGGCAAGATTCCGGCTGTACATCGCCTGCTGCTGGTTCTGCAAAACACCAACACGCTGAGCAGGGGTGATGAACATGCTGCTCACCGAGAACGGCTGAGTCATGCCATACGCTCGCTGCTGCTGGATGAAGTTCTGAGCTTGAGCAAGACCTTGATTCTGAAGCTGCAACGAAGTCAGCCCAAGATCGCGCGCGGTCAAAGCTCTACCAAATCCAGATGCGCCACCAAATCCACCGGCAAGAGCGCGTCCAGCGGTCGAACGCTGAATCTGAGCAGCAACATCAGTCGGCAATTCACCGCGCAAAGCTGATCCGATGTTCTTGCTGGCCTGCTGAACGATCTGATCGTAACCAGGAATCGCACGACGAAGCTGCTCCTCAAGCTGAGTCTGCTCAGCAGCGGTCGTCTTTCTGGCCAACTCAGTCGCAGGTTCGAGCGACGCGATGTTTTGCTGAATCGCCTTCTGCTGTTCCTGCTCGAAATTGATCGGCTTCAACTCGGGAATCTTCGGCTTGCTTCCCTTTCCGAGAAGACCGCCAAGCAAGCTGCTCGCACCCAGAATTGCCGCACCACCTAGAATAGCTCCCATAAATTAAAATACCTCCTTCGCAAGACGATTGCCGTTCTCAATCGAGAACACCTTTTCAGGTTCGTGACGTTGGATGTTCATGGTAACCAGTCGTGCAGCCTTTTCCTCAGGAAAAGCTCGCTCGTTCTGGAAGCAATGAACCCACACACGCCTCAAAGTATCCACCTTAAAAAGCTCGTCTTCACCGATTGTCATCACGTTGTGAGCAGCTGCCCACTTGTCAGCGTACTCGCGCAACGCTTGAACCGTCGGAAGATGAATCTCGTAGCCGAATCGCTCGGAACATTCTTTGGCCGACGACTCGGGATTCTTTTTGACGTACACTTTGATCGAGTCCTCGACGAAAGCTTTCGGAAGATATCCGTAAGTCGAGCAGTCGGCGACGTACTTGTAACGAGAGCGATACTCTTTAATCGACTTCCGCCAATTCGGATCAGTCGCTCCCTGCTCATGTAGGCCAATGCAGTCCGCTTCCAACGAGAAAAGGACCGACATGAATGCCGATCCAAATCTCGGAAGACCGCAAATTTGAAAGAGTTTGCCCATTAGAACCACTGGTAAAATCCTCCGCCATTCAACCCGACTCCGACCATTCGGATCGTGTGAACAGCGTCGCCCAAATACTGCATCGTCTGTTCCTGCACAGCTTGAACAGCTTTGGCTTCGTAGGCCACTGCTTCCTGAATCAAATCGTTCTCTTCCTTCCGAATTGCCATGACCATCAGCTTGATGGCATCAGGACACGGAGGAATGAGGTAGTCATTCACGCTCGTCGCGTTGATGTGGCGCATCTTCGCCATCACCGTCACCGGCTTGTCCGCCTCATTGTTGCAACGATCCGCGAGGTAGCTGCGACGATACTGCGGCAAAGTTTCATCAGGGTCGTAAACTGCCAGATCCGTCTCAAGCGCGGTCGTAGCGTCGTACTCGTACAAACGACTCACCGTGTTCGTCGCCTCACGAATGACGCCGGTCAGTTCGGTGAATTTCTTGGTAGACTGAACGTACGGCAAAGCGAGCGTTAGCTTTTCTCCGTCGATCCACACGCCACCGCTCTGGGTGCGAATCCACTGACCGTTTTGATCGACGCCCTGCAAGGTGATGGTCTTGCCGACATCCGAAGCATCACCAGGGTAGACTCGAAGATAGCTGTTAGTACCGCCAGACATGTCGCGGTAAGAAACCACAGTGCCACGGTCAATAAGCTGCTTGCCGACGCACACTTGGTTTCCATTGAGAAGGCCGTATCCGGTTTCCTGAAACTCGAACCATTGATTGCGAACGGTTCCGACTCCGCAGCAATCGGCGACAGCTTCAATCGTCTCGATCTGACGCGGCCAAGTGATGCAGCCGCCAACGGTATGAATCGTGAAGCGTCCGTACGCACCGGCCCACAGACCCTTGTGAAGCAGTCGGCGGCAGGCCTGATTGATGTAGTCGTAAACGCGCGCGTCATCGACGCAAACGCCGATAGCCCGAGCAATCGTTGACCTGATATCTTGGACGATCAGCTTCATTTGGTGTAGTAGACTCGGGCGGTTCGCTTGATGAAATAAACACCGTAGAACGGCGGGAGATTGTTGTGCGCCGCATCTCCACCGGACGAAGTGGTAGGCAGCAGGTTGGCCACGCCTTCCGAACGATTCGTCGCGCTGAACACACCGCTGTCAGCGGTTCCGCGCTGAACCAGATTGATGTACTGGTCGAGAATCTGATGCGTGTGCGACGGCATCTCTGCGGTAACAAGCGTGTGCTTGTCCTCACCGGCAATGGCTGTCGAGGTGGTCGTTCCGTTGACGCTGACAACTCCGCTCGCCGCAAACGTTCCAGCGCCGACCGGGAATCGGGCTTCGAAATTCGTGTCGATAGCCCACATCGAACCGGCGTAAGGGTTTCCAGAGTAAACCGTTCCATCGCCACCATCGTAAGAGAGGACATCGGCACTCGTTCCAACAAAGATGCGGCGTTCGCTGCTGTTTGCGACAACAGGATTCTCCCTCGACCAATATCCACCCTGAAAGACCCACCAGTTACCGTTGTTATCGAGCCACGGGTAAACCTGATTGTTCAGCGTCGGAGTCGTCGGTCCAAAGTTGAAAAACGAGTTTCCAATCGAGCTGTTGAAGTTTGCCTGAGTGCCGCTGATGACATCGTTGGCCAACTGCTGGTAA